CTGTAAAGTCTAATGTATTATCTGAATCATCATATGTTACTGTAATACCACTTTCAGTATTACTTGTTACCATAGCACCTACAGTATCACTAATTGTTTCTGCTAATGTTGTACCATTTACTGTAATAGCATCAGCTTCTAAAGTACCATCAATATCTACATCACCTGAAATGTCTAGTGTAGCTGCATCAAGTTCTCCAGAGATTGTAATGTTTCGTCCACCAGTAATATCTTTATTAGCATCTGTTATAATAGCTTTACTAGCTATGACAGTTCCGTTAGTTATGCCATCAATAAGATTAATGTCTGTTGCACTAGCTGTAACACCATCTAAAATGTTTAACTCTGCTGCAGTGCTTGTAACACCATCAAGGATATTAAGTTCAGCTGCAGTTGAAGTTACACCGTCTAATATGTTTAATTCAGCAGCAGTAGATGTTACTCCGTCTAATATATTTAGTTCTGCTGCAGTACTTGTAACTGTTGTACCATTTATAGATAGTGCATCTGTTTCAAGGGTACCGTCAATATCTGCGTTGCCTGATATATCTAATGTAGCTGCATCAAGTTCACCAGTAATAGTAATATTTCTACCACCTGTAATATCTTTATTAGAGTCAGTAATAATTGCTTTACTTGCGATTACTGTACCGTTAGTTATACCATCAATAAGATTAATATCTGTAGCACTTGCTGTAACTCCATCTAATATATTTAGTTCAGCAGCAGTTGAGGTAACTCCATCAAGAATATTAAGCTCGGCTGCTGTGGATGTTACTCCGTCTAATATGTTTAGCTCGGCAGCAGTAGATGTAATTGTTGTTCCGTTAAAGTCTATTGCATCTAAGTAAGCTACACCATCAATATAAATATCTTTCCATTGTTGTGAAGAACTACCTAAGTCATATGTATTATCATCATCTGGAATAATGTTAGAATCTACATCAGCTCCAAAGACTACATTGTCAGTAGCTGCATCACCCATAGTGATTGTACCACCGTTAAATGTAGTTGTGCCTGTGACTGTTAAGTTACCACCGACTGCAACATTACCTGTGGTTGTAATGGCATCTATATAAGCATTCTTAAAGTATAATGAACTAGTACCTATGTCAACATCACTGTCTGTAACAGGTATAATAGCACCATCGGCTATGTATAGCTGTTGTACAGGACTACTAGATACTTGTACATAAAACTCAATATAGTTATTTGTTGTATCAATTAATACTTTATTATTGGGAGCTGTTTCTCCTGCATCTCCAATCAATCCTATAACTGGACCTTCAGCAGTAGTACCGTCATGTTTATGACCCCCTGTATTGCTAAATGCACTTAAAAGTTGATTGTATTCATCATTGAATAGTGCAGCAGTTATTGTGTCTCCATCTGAAAACGAACTTTGTCTTACGTAACCTGCCATTTGTTTATCTCCTACCTGAAGGTATAAAATCTATATAAAAACCATTTATTATATATGGTGCTTTTGTATCGTCTGTAACAACTGTAAAGTTATTACTTGTTCCACTTCCTTGTAATGGTATTCTTATCATGGGGGCGGCTGTACCTCCAAATACCGTTGCATTAAAAACAGCTTCTGCAAATATTGCAGGTGGATTAACTGTTCCAAAAGAAAAGTTGCTTGATGGTTGTGGAATATTTTGACTATTAAAATCGTATTTAACTTGAAGTTCTGGAGTTACAATTCCTTCTGCTCTAACAGATACTCTAACATAATGTAAAGTTTTTAAAGTTCCTAAGTCTCCGTAGTCATAGTCTGGTGTGGCATATCTAGCAAGTATGTTAGACCCATTAAAATCGTCACCTGAATCGTGTATAAGCACATAGCCATCAGTATCACCATGAAAATATTTTTCAACACCATTGTTATTAAACCCAGCTCCTATACTGGTTACTTCTATTCCTCTTGTTTCTGACCACTCAAATCCATTTGGTCTAAGTGTTCCTAAAATTCCTTTTTGTTGTGAATTAATAGTAGTTGTATCAGTATAAAATAATCTGTATTGAGATTTTTCTCTAATTACAACACTTGATATTACAAACTTGTCAATGTTTTCTGCTAACTGTGTAACAATAGGTTGTATAGCTTTACTAACTGTACCTAACTCAACGTCTCCAATTCTTGCAGTACCAGCAACCGTTCTTAATCCATCAGGTGCTAAAAATATAAGGTCACCAGCTATCTCTTGAATACTGTAACCTGATAGACACCCAATGTTTTTTGCAACTGGAATTACTACCGGTGTACCATTTATATCTTGTAATTTAAATATACTATTTCTACAAAATATAAAAAGTTCATTACGGAAACTTTTAATTCCTACTATTTGATCTGATAAGGTTATAGAACCTGAACCAGTACCATTAAAAGTTGTAGGGTCTAATAGTGTGCTATAAAATACTGTACTAAGATTATCCTCAACACCTGCTACAACTAAATGTTTATCGTGTATTTCCGAATGTGTTGCAAACTTTGTACCTGTTACAGTTATTTCACCACTAAAAAATGTTCTTGTATTGATGTTAGCACCTGTACCTTCCATTCTAAAAAAGTAAGGTTTGTTAGCTCCATCACATATAATTAATAAACCATAATCAAATGCAGCACCTTCAAACAATGAAAAACTAATTTTTCCTTGTCCTGTTCTAGTAAGTGTACTACGTCCTGTAAAGGCTGTATGATTATCTCCACTAGCATCTACTGAACTTCTACTTACGTTTAACCAACTTGTACCATCTTGACTAAAAAATATTCCTGTCGATGCACAAGCTATAACTCCATCACCGTAAGGTATAACTCCAAGAATAGTATCAACACTACCACTTACTAATGCAGCACTATCAGCTCCTAATCTACTATAACCATTGACACGTCTATAACCACCCTTAACAGATACTTCAAAGTTTCTAAGTTCTCTAGCTACACCGGGAGTTTTAAGTAAGTCAATCTGATTAGAAGCTTTGACTAAACCACCGGCACATGCAACTGTATAAGGTTGTGATGTTGCCATAAATTAAAAGTATTTTCTATCGTCTGTCATAGTACGAGGAGTAGGATTAATTAAATTAGATTTCATACTTCTTAATGCTTTTTTGTAATCATCCATAGCAAACGCTGCTTGTTGTGGAGATTCTTTAAACTGCCATACATAATATCTTGTTTTAGCAGTTATAACATTTGTGTATTGTTCGGGTAATACAACTGTATCTCCATGAGCTGAAAGCTTTGTAGGTTTTTCAAACGCATAAAAATGTACGTTGTAAACTTTGTCAGGAATTGGACTTAAGCCAAACTTCCTGCTATCTGGTGATTTAATAACTCTGCAAGGCTCACCATAAGCCTGTGAATCTGCATCGTCTATGTTTTCATTGTCTCTGTAATATCTTTTCCAATCAGCTAAGTTTAAAAATTGTAATCCTCTTGAGACAAAAGGAGCTGATTCACCACTTACATTAATGGTAGTTAAATAAAAATCATCCCAGTCTATCGAAGCGTAATCGTCTTGAACGCTTGAGCTACTAGCTTTTAACTCGTACCATCTAGTACCAGCTACTGTAGCTACTGTTACGTTTCCATAGAATGGATCAGTTCCACCACTTTCGCCAACTGCAAAAAATGGTAACTGTGGTTCTTCATTTGCTATATCAAATATAGATTTATTTACTGCATCTTTTACAAACTGTTGAAGTCCTACAGCACTTGAAAAGTTTGAAGACGTAAGAGGTATCTCATTGAGTTCTCTTAGTACTTCGTTAGTTAAATCTAAATATGTTGTTGCCATTATTTACCTTTAGCTTTTAGTTTTGCTTTTTTACCTAAATCTTTAAAGTGATAAAGTCGTTCACTTGTCTTAGTATGAGTTTTGTTAGAATGTAAATGTCCGTTAGGCATTTTATGAGTGTTACCTTTAAACTCAGTACCATCTCGTTTATAATGTTTTACACCTTTAGCCATAATTAGTTAGCTTTTGCTGGTGGCATAGCAGATGCATATCCTCCATCAAACATACCATATCTAGGCATTTTACCTTTTTTCATAGGTGTTCTACTACCATACATCATAGGTTTTCTTTTCATGTCTTTTTTAGGCATCATTTTTTCTGATTTAGATTTGTACATTATTTCCTTTCCCCAATTTTTTTGATCTTATCTTGTTGATAATTCACTGTTAAACTTTCGTTGTATCCTGCCATGTCTTTACACATTTCTTCTTTCTCTTCGATAGAGTTATAATCAGATATGTTTCCACTTGGTTTTGGATTTCCTGTTAATATTTCTTCCATTGTTATTCCTTTAAAAGTGGAGGAGTCCGAAAACCCCTCCGTGTGACTGTTTCGTCAATACCGTTGACTGTATTATTAACCTGCTTGAGTTGTAGTAATACCGTCTTGAACTTTACACTGACCATTTA